ATCCGCTAAGGAGTGTGTAACAACTCACCAATCGAATGCTTGTGCGCTGAAAATGGATGGCGCTAAAGCGTATTGCTTATACTTTTCCGTTTGATCAAGTTGTATGGTTGAACGTGTAGGAGCCCTCTCGGGGGGGAGTGCCGCTTCCAGCGGCATCCATATCGGCCTCGACACTCGACGTTATGTGGAGCGTCGTCGGAGCATAGAGCACGACGTTATGAAATTCGATCGCGAGTTGATTCAGGATAATTCGAAAACTCGGACAAGGCATATACTGTCTGGCGATGTTCATGGTAATTTCGCCCCACAGTATCTTGACTTTGTAGAAGTGATGGATTTATTCATCACCCGAGGTGTCAATACTCCTGAATTCCACAAGAGAAAGCGTAGTGGGGAATTACTCCCACTGACCGACTTCGAACAGATTAGGCAGAATTACTCTGGAGGCATGTCATGGTCCATTAGCCACGAAGGTGGCTATTGGCAGTCATGCACATGGTCTCCAGTGCACTTCTCTTACCCTACTGTCGAGGACCTGCATGCACATGGTGAGCCGTATAATACGGATTACTCTGTACAGGCAGCAGCCGCTAAGATTTATGAAAGCGGTTGGGATGCTCTCACTTTCATAGCTGAGCTCAAACAAACTTTGGCAATGTTTCGAAGCATTGCTACTAGATTGATTGATAAGCTCAGGTCCGGCAAGCTTGAAGATATTTGGCTTGAAGGACGTTACGGTTGGCGCACTCTGTACTTCGATATTATCGAAGTATCTGAGATGCTCAGTAACCTAGATTGCGATCGAAAGCGTTTCATGGAGTCTGCAGGGATTACTCATGAAGTACGCAAAGCGTACAACATGCCGTACGTCCTTGGCGGTGCTGGCACCTACAGCTGCAGTTACGTCGACGATTGGTCTGTCGGCCTACGCGGTACTGTAGTTGCTGATGTAACGCCACCAAAGTTCAGATTTAATCCCATTACCACTGCTTGGGAGTTAGTTAGACTCTCATTCGTGATTGATTGGGTACTGAACATTGGGCAAGCCCTGAGCGCTTTGAGCTTTCTGCTCATCAGTCACAAACATTACTCGGCCGGCGGGATAAAGGTTATTCTACAGAGATCAGTCTCTGTGGGAAACTTTGCTCCTGCCAGTGGGTGGACCGGTTCAATCTCCGGATCCGCCTATGCCAAGTATGAATGGACACGTCGTGAACCTGCCTCAGTGTCACTCTTTCCGCAATACCTTGTTCGATTAGATTTCTATAAGATCTTAGATCTTCTAGCACTGATCGTCCAAGCTATACGCAAATAAGGAGCGTAATATGGCTGCTATGTCAACAGCCCTCACTGAGTTTTCCGATAAGGAGAACTCTCGCACTTACTTCTACACGGGGCATACGGTTACCAAACCGAAACTCTTGCTCCAACGAAGGAAAGTGCCTACAGGTAAAGAGGTCGTCGCCGAAGATGTCATTACAGTGCTTTCGGGCACCGAAGACAGCAACGGTGAATACCTCGAGCCTCGTGTCACCTTCTCTGTCACGCTTCGCCGTCCCAAAAATGGGATTGCTGGCGATGTTACGGCCGCCCTTGCAGTCTTCCGCGATGTTGTTGCGGGAGACGAATTTGGGCTTGTAGCCACGACCCAACAGTACCTTAAATAACTATTCCATGAAACCTCAGGAATATGTTATTTTCTGGTCTGTTATCACAGCAATAGTTGTCGTTTGGACAGCTATCCTTGTGTACATCGTGACCTAGTAGGATAACCTACGGGCCGTAACTGAGAAGGAAAGATCCTATGAAGGACTTTCAGGCATTACCTTACGACATGTGTCGGAGGTATGTTAGTGACAACGTGGCCTCGCTAGGCCCTGAGATCTCCAAGAAAGTGACCGGTTGGACACGATCTAGAGATATCGGGAGACTAGCGACCTGTGTGGACCTTTTCCCTGATGCATTGCAGAGCAGGGAACGTCGGAGGCACCTAATGCAGATCCAGGCCTTCTTTAAGAAGGCTTCGGTCTTCTCCGATCCTCTAGTTTGCAAGCCGGCTGCTTTGAAGGCTTTTGAAGCTTCAGAGCGTAAATGCCGTATTACAAATAAGAGGCTCGATCACTATTTCATCCATGTAGATCGACTTGACAGTCGTTTACGAGAACAAATAGTGAAGATGGAGAGCTGGATTGACAGCGTCTTAGGTCCCTTCGACGACTTCCGGAATTCTATTCCGGAATTTGTAAGGTTCACTTCTGGCGCTACTTCGACTGCTTCACGTCGGGAATCTTTGCCTTTTAAGAAGGTGAAGATTCGGGGTATCACGACACCAGGGTTAATTCCCTATTGTCGTGCCTTAGGTACATACTATGGTCAAGAAGACCTTCGTATTCTACCTACCAATGTGAACAGAGTAGAGTTTGTACCGAAGTCTTGGAAAACAGATCGAACGATCGCTTGCGAGCCAGAATGGGCTTTGCCCCTCCAGCTTGCCTTTGATTCGTACGCAAAGAAGCGTCTCCGCTTACGTGGAATCGACCTGTCAGACCAGACTAAGAATCAGAGACTAGCGTTTGAAGGTTCAGTGTCGGATAGTTATTCGACGATTGACCTTTCAGCTGCTTCGGATACCGTTTCGTACAATGCCGTTGCCTGGTTGTTACCAGATCAATGGTTTAAGTACTTAGCTGGTGCCCGTTCAAGGTATGGTAAAGTTTCCTTAACAGGAAACTATATGAAGTACTCCAAGTTCTCCAGCATGGGGAACGGGGCTACTTTCTGCCTTGAAACTCTGATCTTTGCTAGCGCCTGTCATGCTGTGGGATCAAAGAAATTCTCTGTCTATGGTGACGATATAGTCATCGAGCCAGAGTTTGTTCCTGATCTTTTGGCATTATTGGCGTTCTTTGGTTTCTCTGTTAACCGAGAGAAATCCCACATCACTGGTTCCTTTAAGGAATCTTGTGGT